ACAATAACTCTTCCGTATAGTTCTGGTTCTAAATCTTGCCCACCATAGATAATAACATCGTCAACAGCTCCACCAAATTTGGCACGCACTAGTGAGTAATAATCATCTATAGAAACTGCTCTTTGTTGAGCGGCAAAATATCTAGGAGCATTAAATTTTATGTCTTCTATAGTTTCTTGATTTGCGCCTTGTATAGAACTAGTAATAACTGTGATTTCCGAAGCAGTAGCTTCGCCGCCATTACCAGGACCAAGATTATCTGTTAATGCAAAATTTTCAACACCATTACCATCTGAACCATTTGTTACAATATATTCAACAACAACCGTAGCTCCGTTTATTGGTTTTTTTCCAAATAATCCATCACCAAATCTAATTTCATATCTACCGCCTTCGACTGCCTGAATAAAATAAACGGTAGAGGCGTCACTTAAACCAAACAAAGTGGTTGCAAAAGTGTAATCAGTATTAACTCCATTTTCCGAGACATTTACTGTAATACTTTCAATATCAATGTTTTCGTTAGAAAGTATAAATCTTTGATTTTCAATTTCGTAATCTAAAACAAAAGAATCAGTAAAATATGTGCCTTCATTTATTTGGATGTTTTCTACCAAATAAGTATTATTAGAAGAAACAAAAGTCTGTGAAAGATCTGTAACGAAGGTATATGTTCCGTTAGAATTAAAACCAGTGAATCTGGTCCCTTTGGGAATCGTTAATTTATTTGATGTAAATCCGCTAGTTTCCACAGTAAAAGTGATATTAGCAACAGCAGAATGAGAACTTCTGGGCGTGTAATTTAATTCTTTTGCATGAGAAATAACAGAGTCTATTTTTTGAGCTGAATCTAAGAACATCTCTGATGCAATCATATTTAAATAAAACGAATTTAAATATGAATTATAAGACATAACGTCTAGGAGAACGTTAATATTCGAACCATCAAAATTATAATCTTTGAATGCTGATTGTGTTTTTAGAAATTCCTTAAAATTATCTTTAAGGGTGTCAAAATCTAGAGACGAAAGATTGAGTGAACTATTTGCCATTTATCGGACTCTTTTTAGTACTAAATTAAGAGTTAACTCTGTTGGATTATTTATTAAGTTATAAATCAAAGTTATCTCAATTTGATTTTCATTAATATTATCGGTATTCACTATGGTTTGTACTAGATTGACTCTAGGTTCATTGTTCTCAACAGTGTTATTGATGAATAATTCTAATGAATCCCTAGCCTCGTCTGTGTTCAACTCAAATAAAGTTGCCATAACGTCAGAACCAACTGTAGGCTGAAACAATCTTTCGCCCAAATTTGTTCTTATAAGATTTTTCAAAGACTGCACGACAGCTTGTTCGTTTGTTACTCTAGCCAATTGATTTCCAATTGGTGTTTTTGCAAAACTAGTCAAAAAGTCTGAAAAATATTCAATTTGTTTTTTAGAACCTGTGAAGGTATCTGCTCTTGTTAATGCCATTTTTATCCTACGTCTACTAAGCTACTTCCGGATGAAGCCTTTGGATTACAATGTTCTCCTCCAGCCGTTGGACATAAATTATCTTGATTAGCACTATCATTCACAACTATAATCTTTTTACCACCAATCGTAATATACGATTTACTAGCAATCAAACCGCCAGCGCCATGAGTATTTTGATCATTCTCTACAGCCCATAATTTACCGTCAATAGTAACAAAACTTTGACCACTAACTATTGTAGTAGCCCCACAAGATCTCTGATCGTCTTGTCTATGTGCTTGAGCCATCTAACTATTTAACCTTGTTCAAACTTAATACTTGCGGACTTGATAGTAATAGAACCGCTTTCAATGACAATACTAGAACCACCGACTTTTAAAGTTATCTTAGAACCAGCATCCACTGTAATTTCTGTTGCTGCTTTAACAAGAGCGTCAGAGGCAGAATTTACAGTAGCTGTAGATCCGGTCTGCACTAACATCGTGCTACCTGTTTCTATTTTACCTTTTTCTTTAACGAATACATCATGATTGGCACCTGCATACATTGAAACGTCTTTTTGAAAGACTTCAATTTTTTTCTTCTCGCCCATAGAAACATAATCGCCTTCTGTGGCGTGAAACCTATCGCCTTTCACTCTATTTCTATTTGTTCCTGCATCAACATTACAATGAACAGGAGCCGAACCTTTTTGAACACCATTATATCTGGAATCTCCAGACATTTTGAATTCTTTTTTGCCAGTTCCTCTATAGTAATTTTTACCAGTAGTTTGACCAAAATCATCACCGTGTTCCATTCTACCAGTTTTTTCACCATTGTGATCGAAATGACCGTCTACTTGAATTGATTTACCACCACCAACATAAGCTCTATGTTCTCCAGGATTTACTGCTGTGTGTATCTCTTTTTTCTTTTGATCATGATGAGTTATCTGGTAACTTCCACTGGGAGTTAATGACTCTGAATATGATTTTTCGTGTTCTTCTGGATTACGATATACTAAATGGTGTCCGCCAAGTGCGTCCCATTCTCCATGAACATAACCATATTTTGGTTCAATCTCGTTTTCGTCTAGTGCTGATTTTGGAACTTTTTTATTATGATCTACCATTAACTTATACCTAATAATGTTAACATCTGAGCAATATTTTTCTTACCAGTATCAGTAACATCTCCACCAGTATAAAATCCGCCACCAGAAGCGCCAGGGAATCCACTACCAGCACCTCCGCCACCTCCGCCTGATCCACCACCAAAACCACCAAAACTTCCTAATAAATTACCACCACCAAGATTACCGAGCACTCCTGAAATACCACCGCCACCGGAATTGAAACCGCTCATGATATTTGAAATACCACCCATGTTACCTAGAGAACCGAGACCGCCGCCCATTCCTCCGCCCATAGCTTGGTTACCTAATTCAAACAACTGATTATTGAATGACATATCTTTAGTAAATTGATTCATTGTTTTTTGTACATCGCCTTGATTCAATACAGATTTTGGTAGCTGTTGTGAGAGCAACATTTGCATAAGAGATTGCAATTGACCTCCCATATTCCCACCACCACTGCTATTATTATTTTGACTTGAGTTGTTACCAATATTATTGTTGGTAATATTTTCCTCTACATTGACAACTTGTTTGGCCAATATCTCATTTAATATATCAGTCGTCAATAATGGCTGTGGTATTTGTATCTGAATGTATGGCTTAAGATCGGCAGCGATTTCTAATTCAGAAACTGAATATGTCTCTTCATTTGGCGTTGTGTAAACAAACGAACCAGGCGGTCTCCTGGTATAAACTTTTTCAGTTTTGTCTGGTGATAACCATTCTATGTATCCGGGATATGGATCGTCAGCAATTTCATAATATTGTTTATTGTATCCATCTGGCACATTACTTAAAGAAACTAAAGGTTCTGGTACAATGTCGCCATAAATTGTTTCATCATAAACTGAAACAGGAATATTCAATGGCCCATAATACAAAGCAACTTTAATTAAATTTGCTATACCATTCTTAACGATATCCTGAAACCTATCATCAATTCTATCTATACCGCCTTTATCTAATAAAGTAGTAAATACCAAAATGACTCTCTCAAACCCATATCTGAGAGACAAAATTGCAAGAGCGCCAGTAAACGAATCGTTAATTACAGTAACTATACCTGCAGGTATTGGGTCACTATTTTGTAGAATACCTTGTGGTGTATTTTGTCCTGAACCACCAGCGCCCATGCCGCCCATCATGCCGCTGCCCATGCCTAAAATATTTGACATCTGCATTAATTGCTGATACATTTGAGGCAAAACTTGCGCTTTTCCTTGCGGATCAACCTTTTTCATCAATTGAGGTAGATCAGTTTGACCTTTATCAGCCGAAGCAGAAGTTGGCTTATCCGCATTTGGAGCAAATTTATCTCGAGCGTCAGATAATGTTTTAGAATCATCTGGCTTTACTGCAGGAGCGTCAGCATATTTTACTTCAGCATTAATCTTAGGTTTTTTACCACCTAATGTCTGATGATTCGGACTAACTGTTTTGTTATTGTTCTCAAAAGCCTTTTCTGCCATTAATTACTTTTCCTTGTCCAAGCAGGATTATCAATACCAGGTTTCTTAATTTTACCTCCAGAATTTCTTTGAGCTTCTTGTGATTGTTGACCTACGCCGCCATTACTATCTTCGTGACCCTCTGGCATATCACCACGAGCCAAAGAACCAAGAACAATAGGATATTGCATAGCAGTATCATGAGGTAAATATGTAACTAATACTCTAGAGCCCACTTTTAATCCTGAAGGCGAAACTCCAATTCTTGACGTTGCAGCTGATGTTATAGGTTGTACTACCATAGCCCATGGAAGTTCTTCGTCTTTGATTGCTTGTTCATCATTATGTTCGTTATAAATTCTGACTTTAACACGACCTGATTTAGTAGGATCATCTTCAAAATTTCTAACTTCTGCAATATAAAACATTATCCCTGACCTCCACCGCCACGTTTGAACGACGCCTTAACAACTCTTAATATCATTGTGCAGTTTGGTGGTTCTGCCGCAACCCTATACTTTGTTCTTATAGCAACCACTAGACATTTTCCATTAAACTGAGATTCACCTTCTTCCCAATTGCTATTAGATTTCTTAGGTATGTCCAGTTCAACCATAGATCCTAAAGTAATTTTAGGGTTATAGTAAACTTCTAATTCTGCTGAGTTCTGCGCTAAATGAGCCAAAAATGCTGCTCTTTTTGTTTTGGCCTCAGAAGTTGTATGTTTATCTTTGTTATTCGCTTTATCATGTATATATCTTACAGGAGCAGATTTAGCATAAGAAGGAGAACTGTCATAAACTCCTTGATTGTCAGCAAACTTAAATTTATTTCGTTTTTGTGTGTTTGTTGCAACAACCTTATGAGTTGTTAAATCTACAGCATACTCTTCGGTTTTATCCAATGCTCTTGGGCCAGCATCAAAGTTCTTTGATGGTTTAAACCACATTATAGAATTTTGTCTGTCTTGTTGATTTGCCTTAGAAAAATTTAGATTTGTAGTTTGTCTTAATTTGACTACTGGAGACTTCTCGAATAATTCTTCAAATGTTTTGAATACATATTTGTGTTCACCATTACTGTCTCCCTGTTGAAAAAGAGCAAATGTAGAAGATTCATATTTCTCTGAAACATGTTCCGTGTTCATTTTTTTCAATGCATCTAAAGGATGCATTTTAGGAATAACAATTCTACGATTTCCTTTAGTGTCAGCTTTTTCTATTTTTCTTTTGGTCTTAAATCCTTCTTTAAGGATATGTTCAACAACTTCGCTTGTTTTGCCTTTGAAACTTTTTTCAATATGATTACCCTGAGCATTTAAAAATTCTGGAGAAACACACCTAATATCATATTGTTTGTGGTGACCTGAACCGAAATTGTTTTGTGATTGGTCGTTAAGATTTTTATTTTGGAACATTTTGAATTTGAAATTGCCACCGCCACCGGCACTAAAAATACTATCATCTCCTGAAAATCTTATTTCAACGTCCTGATCATAAGAACCGTTGATTCTGTTTTGGCCCAATGAATCGGATGGGTCCATAACTCTGACCTCTCCAACAGGACCATATGGGTTCAATATATCTTCATATACGTTGAATCCAACCAATGAGACCTTTTTGTCCTTGGTTAGTTCCATATTTCCTATTTTAACATTGGATATCTTAATATCGCCAGCAGCCATGTTATTCGCTCAATAAATCTGTTAAGTTGTCAACTGCTACTTGTTTCAATCTACTATCCAAAATTCTGATAGTTTTATTAAATTCATTTTTATCCTCTTCATATTGCAAATAAGTAATTGGCTTCCAATATATTTCTTCATCCACAGGTATATTTGAAGAAACTACAGTTGAAGTAGTAAAGACTGTATTCACTGAACTTTCAGAACCATAGATATAGCTGTTTGAAGTTATAGAAACTTCTGCGCTATTTTTATAGACTCCACTGACATGACATATAGAAACTAAATTATTAGATACTGATAATACCTGACCTCTACCATAGTTTTCAGTATCAAAATTGATATAACAAATTTCGTCTTTGATAAATGAGGTATTACTAACATTATATTGTACAATTTTATTTGTATTAGTTTTCCAGTCTATTTGTTTTCTTTTATATGACATAGTTTTGCCATTGGTACCGATTACAGGCTCCCAATACCTTTGTTGTCCAACGGTCAACGCATTGTATCCACCAATTGTTATTTGATCGCTGTCCGCCCAATTGTTCATATAATGTTTGACTTTAGTTTGAGCGTTATAATACGAACCATATTTCTTATCTAGAAAATCAACCATTTCTCTTTCGTGTAAATACCACTCATAATATGGATCTACTATTTTATTAACAATGTAAATGATCCAGCTTTTATACTGATCTTCGTAATATCTAGCACTTAGTTGATCTGGTCTCTCGTTATCAGTAATCTCATAAGGATAATACACAAATGGTATGTTTTCAATTTTATCTAAAACTGTGACACGTCTAGTAATATCTATAGCCTGATTATTGGCATAGGTGATTACAGGAAATTTGTCGAAATATCTTTGTGGCATTTCTTGCTCTTTTATGTAATTTCTTCAGAAGTCCAAAGTTGGATTTCTTTCAATTGTAATGTTAGATTTATTATTGTTGGTGCGCCGCTTTTAAAGAAAGATGGAGTACCAGAACCATTATAATCTACTTGCACTGAAATGATCGCACATGGCTTCAGTTTAAACAGATACTTTTCTGGCTTAAATGAGACCAGAGCGATTTTAGGATACTTTTGTAACCCCCAAGCACTACCAATACTAGGTAATGCAGCCTTTTTACATTCTTTTATTATACTCAATAATGTATCAGATTCGCTTTCGGTATTTGGCGCCAAAGTCCAGCTTAACGTGAATTCTTTGAATCCGGGCCTTTTATACATCATATACATAAATGGACTAACAGTTTCTCCTCCTTGAGAAATACCTGGCACGCCGGTGCCAAACATTCCACCTATTTCTATGCCAGCAAGACCAGCATTAGCAAGAGTATTTAATTGATTAGCTCCAGGTAGATAAGAACCAAGTGTAGTTAATCCTTGTTGAATTGCATTAATGCCGCTCCATTCTTCCCATAAAATAACTTCATTATCATTTAATCTTCTAGGGATTGGTAGTTTGAATCCGCCACCATAAGAGATAGCTCCTAAACCGTTTGATACTAGACTGTATTCATAATTAACAAGACTGATATTCGTGTAAAATCCTCTATTAGACTGAATTAAGTCTTCAGGAAATGTTCTTGATTGTCTGTTAAATCTTCCGGGCGGCTGCGGAAAGTTCTGTGTTAGAGCCATAGTATCCCTTAATCTTGTAATAAATATTACTACTTTACTTTATTTATTTAAACTGTATCAAGATGGCAACATATAAAGGTTACTTTAAACCCATAAACCCTGATAAATACAA